ATGGCGAAGGGACCGGCACCGAAGCAAGTATCGGGGGTGTACTGGAGGGAAGACCGGGAGGCGTGGGCCGCCCGGTTTAAGGTGGATGGGAAGCTTGTTAGGAAGGTCTTCGGGCCGCATCCAGAAGATCGTAAGAAGGCCATCGCATGGCTAGAAGATGTTCGCGCTCTTCAGCGCAAAGAAGGCGCGGAGTCGCTGCCGAAGAAGGCCACTGAGCCAGTCCTAACACTCGCTGAGAAAAAGGAGCTTGCCGCATCCAGAGAAAGCTCCATGCTGCTCTCTGAACTCTGCGACGACCTCGCCGCGTACATTAAGGCGAACCCGACTCAGTTCAAGGACCAACGGAACCCTCCGATCCGCCTCGCACGGATCAAGGCTGAGATCGGCCATCTGCCTGCTGCCTCGCTGAAGCCGAAGGACGTGGAGGCGTGGCTCGATGGTATGAAGAACCGGCACGTCCACCGCGTCGAGGATAAACAGCTCTCTGACGCGAGCGTTAACAAGTACCGCACCGTCCTCTCGTCGGTCTATCGCTTAGCGATCAGGAAGGAGAAAGCATCATCAAATCCGGTGAAGGGAACGGTGCAACGCAAGATCGACAACAGTGTTATCCGTTGGTTGCGTCCTGATGAGGAGAGAGCGATACGTGACGTCCTACAGCGTCGTGCTGACGATGCTATGGCTATAGGGCATGAAGGGGATGCCGCGTGGGAGCGGCACCACCGCTGCGAATTCATCGTATCCCTACAAACTGGAATGCGAGCCGGCGAGCAGTACGGACTCACATGGGAGAACATCGACCTGCGGTCTAAAACTATCCATGTTCCGAAGTCTAAGAACGGCATGGAGCGTTACATTCCGATGCTGCCGGAGGTTGTGACGGCGTTCAAGACACTAAAGGCTCTGGCGCTGACAAGGAAGGATCGTTCGGCTGATCTGAAGAACGAGTCGCCGGAGAACACATGCTTCGCGCTGGCAGACCCCAAAAAGTGGTGGGCATCCGTGTTGCGTGAGGCAAAGGTAAAAAACTACCGGTGGCACGACAACCGGCATAGCTTCTGCTCTCGGCTCGTACAGGCGGGTAAGAGTTTAAAGGTCGTTCAAGAACTGGCTGGCCACAAGGACATCAAGACATCGGCACGGTACGCGCACCTTGACCAGCGATCCAAGCGTGAGGCTTTAGAGGATGCCTTCGCTTCTGCTGCGTAGATCACTGCTGAATGAGAAAGCCCCCGGCAAACACCGGGGGCTTCTTTGCTTCTGTGCTGCCAGACGGGATGCTCACGCTATCTCCGCTATGGGCCGGGAACTTAGGCAGCTTCGTCGATCACGGAGCCGCGTACTCCCTGATCTGCGATACGGAAAACTTCTGCTGCCGGAATCCTAACGGCTGATCCGATGCGCCTGACTTGAACGTGGCCGTTGGCGATGAGGTAGTCAATCGACCTCACTGACACGTCGAGCGCGTATGCTGCCTGCGCGCGGCTGTATAGCAATTTGGGTACATCTTGTCCTGCGACTACTGCTTCCCGGGCGGGGAAGGTACGGCAGTTCCGGGTTGTGGTGCTCTGATTCATTGTTGCTGTCCTTATGCTGCGATCTGTTGCAGCGAGATTCACTATAGCTCGCATGACGCCTTCGCTCACGGACCGAAGTAACGTCTCAAACCAACTCTATGCGGTCGAAGCTAGTACGCATATGCCTCGAAGGGGCATAGCCCTTCCGGGTGTTACCTACCGGCATCGGTCACGCTCCGGGGCACACCTATAGCGTGCCTTTTCCGTACATGGTAGCCAAAGACTACGGACGCAAGAAAAGGCCGCACAAAGCGGCCTTCCCGGATATACACCTAGAACCCTCTCAACCCACCAGCGATCTCTGATCAGGGCCGTGGCGTCACGCCAGCGGCCTCCAGCAGCAATCCCATCCCAGCAACTCTCTTTGGAGTCATCCTCACGCTTGGTGCGTGGAAAGCGCCTGATCGGCGTTTCCCCTGCGCGAGGATGACTCCATCCACACAGCTCTACGTGCCTTCCTCATCTTGAGAGGAGCTGATGCGAGTACCTGTCAAGCTGCATGCTGTTATCTAGGAGGCCGACCCGCTCGAGCGGACGGCCCTCTGGAGAGTGTTCTCTGGAGAAACTCGGGATGCTAGGGGAACTCAGAGACTTAGGCTTCGCGCTGTGCCGTATCGGAATACTCGCCATCACCTGACAGCACGTACATGAACCCTCACCGGTGCGGATCTGAATCCCAGAGGATCGGGGTGATGACGCGGGGAAGTCGCCGACGGCGGTCTTCCCGTTCTAGGCGTCTCAACAGCGCTCTCCTTGAATCAAATCGGCACCGGGATCGACGGGGTCATCGCACGGTTCCGTTTATTTTTGCTGCAAGCCCTTTCGTATGAGCATGTTACGACGCTTCCTGTGGAAATCGGGTCTGGCGATGCTTGCCGCTTCAACGCTAGCCTTAAACCGTGGGGATAAGACCAGCAGCAACGCTTTGGCATCTCTTGGCTCGTGGGGGAAGATGAATCTGAGGCCGATCCCCTCGAAGGGGAACGGCTCTGAAGATTGATCGGGATTTGCACAGCTAGAGCGATGAATCATCCCATACTAATCATCACCGCAAGACCAAGAACTAACACCTTACAGGGGATACTCGCCACAGTGATCGACACCGCAAACGCAAATGTGACCGCCAAGAACCACGACACTGTAGTGGGCAGTCAAGATGTTAGTAGAGCCTTTGCTGAGGGACTTTTTAGAGACGACGAGCAAGCTGATGTCTTCGAGATGTACCTTTCGACGCTGTCTCAAGCGATCCGTGAGGACGTGCTTCTGCTAATGCAGATGGGTGGATCGAAGGGGCTCGGTAAGAATCGCAGGAACCAGCGGCAGTTTCTTGGCATGGTACTCGCCTCGGGTATTCTCCACGGATGGCGAAGCACGTCTCTTGGGCGTGACAAGATGGGCATCGCTGAATGCCGAGTGTGTGGTTGCCTCTTCGAGGCTCGGCTGGATAACCTTCTGCCCGCGAAGGACGGTCAGAAGCGGAAGCGGCCCGTGAACACATCCTGCGGGTGCCTCGAGAAAAAGAATCGGGACGCAGTGATCGATGCCGTGATCGAAGCTCTGCCAGAGCGCACGAAGGACGAGATAGCTCAGGACCTCGCTGCTGGGCGTGGCTTCGGCAAGGTCATCAATCACTTCGGCCTATACGGATGGGCCGCAGGGTTCGCCGCGAGTCGCATATGGGCTACGTGGACTCGCGACACGTGGAACGCACTGGGCTCTAGGCAGATGTTTAGGATGGCCGCGGTAGCAGCACGTAACGGCTTCCACAAGACAGCGAAGGCGTTCAACGTAACACTCGGCGTCATCCGTACAGCTATGCGCTGGGCCAAGAAGTTCAATGAGGGAACGGCACCAGCCGTTCCAGTCGGTGCGTTGAAGGTCTGCTACCTGTGATAGCAGCTGCATCGAGATAAGTTCGGCGACCTCTGCATTATCCACAGCGAACTTCCCATACTAATCATCCCCGGAAGCAGATGGTGTACAATGCGCCTCCGCTTACTATTAGCCAGGGATGATCCCCACATATGTCTATGCTCTCCGTGGCTGCTGTAGCAGCCACGCCACCCCTTTTAAATCGAATCCATTCCCGCTGTGTAACCGATCCCGAAACAGGCTGCATGACGTGGACCGGCTCGCGTTCCTCGAAGGGACTCTACGGCACAATCGGCACGGGCAATCGCCAAGTCGAGTACGTGCATCGTGTGGTGTTCCGCGAGTCATTTGGTCACCTTCCTGAAGGCTCCATTCGTCACGAGAGCAACAGTGTAGAGGTTCACCACGCATGCGGGAACCGGCTGTGCTGTAACCCCGACCACCTCCGTGCTGTGACACGGCGTGTCCACGCGAAGCTCCACGCCCAGCAGCATTGCAACCTTCGTGAGGCGGCGTGAATATCCCCTACCCGCTTGATCTCACCATCTACTACTCACTCTTCGCTTCAGCCCTGCTCCTTGCCATGCTGATTGCAGTAATCCACGACGACACAGACAACACCGCCTAAAGAAAGAGAATCACCTTGAAGAAGACAGAAGCAGATGAAGTTGAAATCGAGCGTGTGCCGCGTCATGCGGCAGCAGCGGCACTCCGGAAGGACCGTAGCCTTCGCCCTGGACCTTCGATGATGGAGGCAGCGGTTGATGGTCAGCCTGAAGCTGTGGCTATTCGGGACGCGTGGGCCTTTCGGTTCCCGGTGACCACCATGTCCGCGACTGAATACGACGCGATGGTTTCGCGCTCTGAGGGGGTGGTCTTCGGTGCCTAACCTAACTCTTTCGGAAGAACTCGATGCCAGCTTTATAACATTCAGTGCGTACCCTACACAGCACTGGCTCGATCAGCTGCTGGGCGTCATCCTTCGCGCCGCGCGGAGTTGGACTCGGCATGACGATGAAGCGACGAGCGATGCCGTGACCACGATCTTCGAGAAGCTCTCCTCATTCAAGTTGCAGCACCCTTCTGGATTCTCTCGATGGGTTTCATCGGTATGCGCTCGAACCCGCAAGCGAGTCTACCTTGCTCGTATGGAACGCGAAGGCCGTGCGACCGAGTTCGATGAAGAGATGAGCTCGGAACCAGACGATTCCTATATCGACCTCTCCGAGATGAATGCCTTCGAGCGCGATGTAGCCACACGCATTATCGCTGGATCGACCTTCGCAGAAGCTGCCCACGATCTAGGGATGACACACGGAAGTCTTCGACAAAAGTTATTCCGCGCACGGCGTAACAGAAACCCTTCATCGGTGGATATGTAGATGTAAGCGTCTGAGCCGACGCCGCTTCCACGACTTATAAGGATGCGAAACAGGCTATAGGTCGGGAGGCCGCGTGACAGCCCAAAGCCGTCCCACTCCCGACACTCAAGTTTTTAAGGACATTGCCATGATCAGCAAGATTGAAAGCACCCTCGCAGACGTAGGTCACGTTGCACTCAACGTCGTTGACGGTCATTACATCGCTGAAGCACTGACGTTTACGGATAAGGCAGCATCGGTGCTGGCTACTGCCATCAAGGATCAGCCTGAGCTGAAGACCGCACTCACGACGCTTGTCACGAAGGCAGAAGCCATCGGCGCGGATGCGGCTACCGATGTAGCAGGCAAGGGCCTCGACCTCGTGTCGGACGCAAAGACGCTGGCGGATGTGGAAGCTCTGTTCGGGTGGATCATGGCGACGCTCGTACCGTTGGTCGAGTCCGTTTATGACGAAGTGAAGACCGACGTTACCACAGCACCCGCTGCCTAGTGCCTTCACGAGCTATGCGTCCCTGTCGCCGTGCTGGATGTGCCGGGCTATCCCCGACCGGCTGGTGCAACAAGCACCAGACCGCTGCCAAGGTTCAGAAGACCCAGCTTGAGCGATATCGAGGGTCAGCGGCATCGCGTGGATATGATGCAGCGTGGCGCAAGGTTCGACTCATCGCGCTCAAGCGGGATTCGTACCTCTGCCAGTGCTGCCTGCGGTTAGGACGCGTGACCCCCGCGCAGGACGTCGATCACGTCATCCCGTTCGCGAGTCTAGATGATCCGTTGCGACTCGATATCGACAACCTCGAATCGCTTTGCCGAAGCTGCCACAACATGAAGACCGCAAGGCAGCAGCGGTGACCTTACCGCGTAGGGGGGTCGAAATATCTCGAATGTCGAGGCCTTCGATACCGAACCATGGTCGTTTTTTCACGACCGCGTAATTGATGGTGGGGGTATTGCCCCACCGATGAGGAATCTTGAAGCTCGCTGACCTCCATCTCGACCCGCTGAACGCCAACAAAGGAACCAAGCGCGGACAGAAGGCTATCGTCTCCTCTCTCGAGCGATACGGCGCAGGTCGATCCATCCTACTCGACCGTAACGGCACGATCATCGCTGGAAACCATGTCGTCCAGAATGCAGCCGTGGCGGGGCTTGCAGATGAAGTCATCATCGTGCCATCAGACGGTACGCGCATAATTGCTGTGCAGCGAACCGACCTCGACCTCAACGATCCGAAGGCAAGAGAACTTGCCATCGCGGACAACCGCTCTAGTGAACTTGGTCTTGAGTGGAATCCGGAGGTACTCGGTCAGCTCGTAACCGACCTTGATCTGAAGCCGTTCTTCACAGACAGCGAACTCGCTGATCTTCTGCCGAAGACCGAGACTGAGCTGAGCGGCGACGAGGATGAAGTTCCTGATGCACCTGCTGAACCAATTACTAAAACAGGTGACATCTATATCCTCGGCGACCATCGATTGCTATGTGGTGATTCCACCGATCTGAATCAAGTTGAGCGGCTAATGCAGACCGAACGCGCCGCGCTGGTGTTCACCGACCCTCCATACGGTGTCGATTACGAAGGTATAAACAACGACTCCCGTTTGGGCTTGGAGTCGCTTCTTGATGACTCGATTGGAAACGCCTCGGTTGTATCCGAACGGGGTGCGGCTTGTTACGTCTTTCACTCAGATCGTTGCGCGGACATTTTTCACACTGTGTTCAGGAAGTGGTGTCACTTTTCCAGCATGGTCGTTTGGGTGAAGCCCTCTCTGGTCATGGGTCGATCCGACTATCATTCCCGGCACGAACCTTGTCTCTATGGCTGGTTCAACACCGGCACTCACAAATGGTTTGGCGACCGTAGTCAGGATTCCGTTTGGGAATTTGGCCGAGATGACGTCAAAGGCCACACCACACCAAAGCCTGTAGCGCTCATCGAGAAGGCTATCCAAAACTCGTCCCAGTCGGGACACATTGTCCTCGACCTGTTCGGTGGTTCCGGCTCAACGCTGATCGCCTGCGAGAAGACCGGTCGTAAAGCTCGTCTGATAGAACTCGACCCCCGGTACTGCGACGTGATCGTCGCACGGTGGGAAGCTGCCACCGGGAAGAAAGCTGAATTGATCAATGCAAGGACGTAAGCCGAAGCCGACCGCGATAAAGGCGATGGCTGGAAATCCCGGTAAGCGTGCTCTGAATGGAAGTGAACCTAAGTTCGGTGGCGTTGCGAAGTGCCCTTCTCATCTGGACAAGGTGGCGAAGGCCGAATGGCGTCGCGTATCCAGTGAACTTGAGGCAAACGGCCTCCTCACTGCGGTTGATCGTGCGGCTCTTGCCGCGTACTGCTCGGCATATTCGCGATGGACTGCGGCTGAACTGAAAATCCAAAAGCACGGCCTCGTCATTATGACAGCTAAGGGCTATCCAGTTCAGAACCCCTACGTCGGGATCGCCAACACCGCGCTGGATCACATGCGAAAGTTCGCCTCGGAGTTCGGAATGACACCGGCCAGCCGCACGCGACTGACCGTGGAGACACCCACGACCAACGAAGACCCCTTCACAGCTTTCATGGAGAGCATCGGCGCAGAACCCGGATCAGGAACACCAAATGCGGAACTACGCGGCGATCACGCTCAAATATGTTGAAGACGTAGTCGCCAAGCGCATACCGGCCTCGAAGTGGATTAGGCTCGCGTGTCAGCGTCACCTAGACGATCTCGCAAAGATAGATAGCCGGTGGAAGTTCGATAGCTCCCGCGTCCATCGGGTATGCGCCTTCGCCGAACAGATGCGCCACGAGAAGGGGCGATTGCAGGGACAGCGTTTCGTCCTCCAGCCCTTTCAGGTGTGGCTTCTTTCGTCGATATTTGGCTGGGTGGATTCCACCGGGATACGCAAGTACCGCGAAGTCTTAATAATGCTCCCGCGTGGTTCCGGTAAGTCACCGCTCGCGGCCATCATTGCTTTATGGATGGCTTTCCTTGACGGTGAACCCGGCTCGGAAGTCCTCACGGCAGCTACAACAGAGAAGCAGGCTCGCGAAGTCTTCTCTCCGGCACAGTTTTATGTGCAGGAGATACCGGCGTTCGCCAAGATTGGAATTATCGCTGCGGCGAAGAGCATCTACCAACCCCGTACGCGATCCAAGTTTTACCCCGTCATAGGCCGCGCCAAGTACGGTTCAGCTCCGTACTGTGCCATTCTCGATGAGGCACATCAGCTTCCCGACGATCAACAGTATTCGAATTTCAAGACGGGCCTCGCGAAGCGTAAGAACAGCTTGCTTCTGATCATCTCGACGGCAGGCGTGTCGAGCACTGAAAACCCCTGTCTGGCCTTACAACAAGACGCCGAGAAAGTTCTGCAAGGGCTTCTGCCAAACGACCGGCTGTTCGCCGCGATCTACACAGCAGACCCTGATGTCGACTGGACTTCTCGCGAAGCTATTCTGATGGCTTCGCCGAACATCGGCGTGAGCATCGACGAGGAGCAGTTGCTCCTCGATCAGGCTGAAGCCAAGCGGAATCCTGCACGTCAGAACGCCTTCCGGGCGATGGCCCTCAACCAATGGATGACATCTTCAGCCTCGTGGATGAACATGAGCGCCTGGGCGAAGTGCTTTGACCCCGACCTAACCCAAGAGTTGGTGAGTCATCTACCTTGCTGGCCGGGCAGCGATCTGGCGTCGAAGCTCGATCTTGCGGCTATGGTCAGGCTATACCGTGACGATTCACAAGGCGCGAAGCCTCATTTCTACGCGTTCACTCGCTGCTACCTGCCGGAAGATCGCGTCAACGATCCTGCAAATGGGCATTACCTAAAGTGGTCAATCGAAGGGCATCTCACCGCGACTCCCGGCTCTTCGATCGACTACACCACTATCGAAGCGGATGCGCTCGAAGACATCGCGGCAAATAACGTGACCGAGCTTCCCTACGATGCCCGTTACGCCGACCAATGGAGCCAGAGGGTCGAGGAACTGTCTGGTGTCACTCGTGTTGAAGTTCCCCCGTCACCGGCTGTCCTGTCACCGGCCATGAAGGAACTTGAGGCAGCGATCTACGACGGGCGCTTCCACCACGATGGAAATCCCGTGTTGACCTGGTGCATGTCGAACTTGCTGACTCGTGAAACCGGAGCTGGAAACTACACCATTCCAAGTAAGCAGAAGCCTGAATCGAAGATCGACGCTGCAATCGCATTGATCATCGCCATGTCCCGTGCGCGACTCTTTAACCCCGAACAAACTGCCGACTACGGCTTCGTCCTTATATAAAAATGCCATTGTTCCAAGAAATCACGACGCTCGGCTTGAGCGAGGGCAGGTCCGTCGAACAACGCTGGAACCTCAACAGTCCTTCTACTCCGCTCACCGCCATCGCTGCCTGGAACGACGTCGGCGGAGGCTCCACAAGCTCCGGCGAGATCGTCACCGAAAAGAATGCGCTCGCGATCTCGACGGTCTACACATGCGTCACGATTCTGGCCGAGGCTGTCGCATCTCTTCCGTGCAGACTCATGCGGGCGTCCGATGAGGGCGACACCGAAGCCCGCGATCATAACCTTTGGTCGCTCCTGGCTGAATCACCGAACGAAGAGATGACATCGTTCACCTTCTGGTCGACGATGGTCGGTTCGTCTGCACTTGCTGGTAACGGCTACGCGCAGGTACTGCGCGATCCGTCCGGCGCACCGGAATCCATCTGGCCGCTGCACCCTCTTAAGACCGAGCCCGTTCGAAACTCAGATGGAAAGCTAGCCTTCAAGACATCGGACGGTATGGCGGACGGTACCTACCGAATCGTTAAGGCCGCCGATGTCCTGCACTTTCCGCTGTTCTCTCTGGACGGTATCAAAGGGCTCAGCCCTGTCGCAGCGGCGCGTGAATCCTTCGCCATCGCGAAGGCGATGGAGAAGTACGGCGCTCGTTGGTTCGCGAATGGTGCTCAACCGTCGTCATTGCTTATCAACAAGACGACCGGTAAGCCTGACGCGAAGGCTCAGGCGGAGTTTCGAGAAGCGTGGCAGGCCGCACACAGCGGCATGAACCAGCATAAGCAGGGAATCCTGTGGGGAGATTGGTCGGTTGAAACGATTGGCATGAGTCCTGAGGATTCACAATTCCTCGTTGCTCGTAACTATCAGCGGAGCGACATCGGTGCGATGTATAAAATCCCGGCTCACATGCTGGGTTCGCTCGAAAAGTTATCGAATAACAACTACACCGGTCAGCAAATGGGTTTCGTCACGGATACGCTTCGTCCGATCCTCATGCGAATCGAGGCCGAACTAAAGCGGAAATTGCTGAAAAGCTCTCGTTTCTTCGTTGAGTTCGATGTCACCGAACGTCAACGTGGCGACTTCCAATCCATGATGCAATCCATCGCACTGTCGCGTCAGTGGGGCGTATTGGACGCAGATGAATGCAGGGCGATGCTGGGCTACGCGCCTCGTGGTGGAGCCGCGAAGCAACTAATCACCCAAGTAAATATGACCTTACTCGACGACCTCGGTAAGTCCACTACAGACGACGTTACAGACCTAAATGCTGCCACGCAGGAAGACAATAATGACAAGCAAGATTGAAACCCGTGCGTTTCGCGCAAGCGAACTTCGTGTGGCGGTTGAAGGTGACGGGAACACGCTCACCGGCTACATCGCTGTCACCGACCAGCCGACAGAGATGTTCCCCGGGTATGTCGAGGTGTTGAAGAAGGGCTGCTTCAAGCGGTCACTCGATCCCTCAGCAGACAACGATGTCGTTGCTCTTATCAATCACGACGATGATGCGCCTGTCGGTCGACTCTCTGCTGGGACTCTCACACTGAAGGAAGATTCGAAGGGCTTGGCCTTCAGCCTGACACTGCCTGACACTACTCGCGCCAAGGACCTCAAGGTCTCGATCGAACGCAAGGACGTCACCGGCTGCTCCTTCGGCTTCTACTGCGATCAGGGCGACTGCACCTACTTCGAAGACACGGACGGCACGGTCACGCGCTCTATCGAGTCGCTGAATCTAGTTGAAGTCAGTGTCGGCGTGACGTTCCCCGCATACCCTCAAACTTCGATGAGTCTGCGCTCTCTTCCTGATTCGATGCCCACTGAGATCAGGTCTCGCTTCGAGCAGAAAGACGCTGAAGTGACCATGCCACCGGTGACTTTGAGCACAGACGACGAGTGGAAGCTCAACACCGAGTTGCTGCTCCGTCTAGCTCAGGCCGTCTAGCTCAACCTCCGCACCCACACCTCCTCAACACCCAATCCCAACCACCGTGCCTTACGGCGCGGCGATCCCCCTTGTATTAAGGACCCTCCCAGATGATCTATCGTGAACTTGTCGAGAAGCGAAACAAGCTTCTCACCGACGCCCGCTCCGCTATGCAGGGCGAGAACGTAACCGCCGAAATCCGTGCCAGCGTCGACCAGATGCTCGCCGATGCCAATGCGCTTAAGGCTGACATGGAGCGCATGGAGGCCTCTGCTGAATCAGAGCAGCGTTCGCTGCCCGCCAATACGCCTCCGCGTGGCTCCATCGAAAACGCCAACCAGCCTGACGAACGCAGCTTCGAACAGCGCAACAAGGCTGCGAACATTGCACTCCGCGCCATGCTCCGTGGAGATCGCTTCGAGCAGCGTGATCTCACCGTCGCTGCTAACGGGGGCTACATGATCCCTGTCGCGGCTGTCCAGCCGGTCCAGGCGAAGAAGTCCGCTGGTTCGATCATGGACATCGTTCGTCGCCTGAAGACCTCGACGGGAGAGGACGTACGCGTACCTCTGTGGGACGACACGGAAAATGGCTTCGTTCTCGACAGCTCGATCATCACCACGACCGACCCCAGCGTGACCGGCGTGACCGTGAAGGTCGACGGCCTTCGTTCGAACCCGATCCTGCTTGATAACAAGCTCGTCGCCGACCTCGATTACGATCTTGTGACCGACGTGAATCAGGCGATTCAGACGCGCTACCAGCGTTCCGTCTCGCAGGCTATTGTCCAGGGCAATAACTCCAACTTCGTCGCTCTGTCGGCTCCCTCGGCGCTGACGACCGGCACCGCTGGCGTCGTGAAGTACGCGGACCTGCTCGCGCTAGTTACCGCGCTCGACCCGGCGTACACACCTGGCGCAATGTTCTCCCTGTCGACCGCAACGCTCGGCTCGATCCTGAACATCTCCGATTCGAACGGTCGTCCGCTGTTCCTGCCCTTCAACGACGCCGGTACTTCGGGCTTCGTCGGCACGCTCTTCGGTTACCCTGTAAAGATCGACCAGTACGCGCCGACCATCGCGACCGGAAACGCGCCGATCCGCTTCGGCGACCACGCGGCCAGCTTCTGTTTGCGTGAGGTATCTCCGGGTATCGTCATCAAGCAGAGCGCCGACCGTTGGGTTGAGTTGAACCGCCTCGGCATCGTGGCATTCGCCCGTGCCGGTGGTGCTCCGACCATCGCTTCCATCTCCACGCCTTCGCTGATCTCGCTGACCGTGAAGTAGACAACCGGAACCCCGAGGCCCTTACCGGCCTCGGGGTTCGCCCTCTGAAAGTTCCCCGTGCCTCTCGCCTACAAAGAACTGACACAGCCCGCAGTCGAGCCGGTTACGCTTGCTACTGCGAAAAAGCAACTCGTGCTGGATGACACGTTCACCGATGACGACACGCTCGTCACCGGCTACATCGTTGCAGCGAGGCAATACTGCGAGAAGGTCATGCAGCGCTCTATCTATGAACGCTCGATGATCCTGTCGCTCGATTACTTCCCGTTAGCTTCCGAATGCGTCAACGGAGCGGATCAGTACGCGTACGTCTCCAGCTACATCCGTTCCCTATCCATCCTCGTGCCGAAGCCCGGGCTAGTCTCCGTGCAGTCGATAACCTATCGAAGCGATGCCAATGTCTCCACCACCCTCGACCCTTCGCAGTACGTCGTAGACACCGTAAGCGAGCCGGGCCGCATCATGCCATCCCCTGGCACCTTCTGGCCTTACCAGAACCAGTACATCCCCGGTCAGGTGCAGATCACCTATACGTCCGGCACTTATGGCGATGGCGTCGAGGTCGATAACTGCCCGCAGACAATTAAGCTCGCCATCCTCTTGCTCGTATCTCACTGGTACTCCCATAGAGAGGCCACGACAGAAGCCACCCTAAGCAACATCCCACTTGGCGTAGCTGAACTCCTCTCAGGTGATGTCTTCGAAACGGTGTACTGA